ATCGGCCGCAACCCGTTGCCGGTTACCTAGTCGAAAAACCCGTCGAGGAGATCGACTTCAAGAAGCTGGCTTTAGGACGTTCGGACGTAAAATTCCGATTCTACTCACATAATTAAGTGTGTGAACCTTAACAACTACTTTAGGAAGAAAATAGACCACGGCCTAGCAATAATACTGTGGCTGTGTGGACGGGATATACTTGTTATTCGACAGATTTAACGCGACTACACACTTACGAATGGAACTCTCGCAGCCGAAGCAACCTACTAAACTGTCTCACATCACGCATGCTCAAGTACCCAGCCCTGGATCCCTCTCAAGAGGTGAATGATTTTCTTGCCTTTTCTACTTCACTGTTAAAAGAGCTCCTAGGGGACGTAAAAATTTAACCCTCGACATTGGATGAGTGGTTGGATACTAAGGTGGGATGGACACCTTCTAAGAAGAATAAGTATCGATCGGCGATTGAGAAATAGTCAAAGAAAGCGACGACTGAATCCTAAAAATTTTTCACAGCATTTTTAAAAACAGGTGAGCAGTATAGCACGGCCAATTATGATCCCTACAGGGGTCAACCTATCCTTAGAGGTGAGAAGAATAGGTCACGCCTCATTTTTTCAGCTCAGCGCGATACCTTCGGGATTCCCTGCTGGATCAATAACCTAATACTACACGAGTTGGCCCGTTTGGTACCTGGTTTTCTCTATAGAATGACTTATAGCGACTATATTACACTCTTTTCGTAAGTCACTAGTGGGATTGTGGATATGGACGCCTCGTCCAACGACTACTAACAGCATGGCATTATTAAAGCTCCTTTATAAGAGCTCATTTTCAAAACGCTCTGGCCATAAATTCGCGTAGCTCTGGTTGGTATAGAGCCATCCGTCGTAGATTCATACCAGAAGCTTTTGGTCAGTGTCAAAAGTACAACAAATTTGTGTATGGACAAGGAAAGGATCCTTACACTCAAGCAGTAAGGCATGTTACAAACCGGAGATCCTTGTACGACCTGGTACAACACCCTAAGTATAATATTGTACCTAAACTGGTACCTGCGTAATCAGCCTTTTAAGAGGGAATAAGGCTGGATAGTCCCTACTCCGGAATCCGGTTTAGTAGTGTAGGGTGACGATCAGTGTGTTTGGAACTAAAACGTCCGGTAGTCATACGACCTGATATAGGAGCATGCAGGCCTTAGCCGGGCATAGCCCCACTTAGGGCGCTATTGCGATCCAATTAATTTGAGAGCGCCAGGTCACTTTTTCACCTTTGTCTCCCTAATCATCCAACCAGGTAGGAAGTGTACGCTGTTAAGGGATCCATAGAAGCAAATTATGAACTCATAGGTATATTCAGGCCACGACCTCTCGCTCCTCCTACAGCCCAGGGAACATAGTTCCCTTGTGGGCTTGTCCTTATAAGCAAGTACTACTGTTGATGGTCTTTAATCCTTAATCGCAGACGCTCGCCTTCGTATGGGACAAGAACAAGGCTTGGCCCGACAGTACTCTGAGGAATTTCGGATGAAGAATTGGGGTCGAGAGTAACTTGAGCCTTACGATTAATTGTTGTTCGACTACCTGTCGGAGACGTACTCTATTAGCCCTGATGAAACCGTTGCTCTCTTTAGCTAATTCTAGTCACTCTAGAATATTGGGGATAGTATAGTGGTGCCGTTGTCATTAGTACTGGATGCCAAGAATCAGATGAAGGTGCCGAACCAATCACAGGAAATCTAGACGCACGAACCCTGCGCACACCTAGAACCTGCTCATAGCACGCCCGAGGTTAAAGGAAAGTCTAGTTGTGTTGGAATTCCTCTATTGAAGCATGCTCTTAGAACCTCATCCTAAACCTTTACAGTATCCGGATCACGTAAACGATATCCTTATTCCCATTTTAAAACCGACCGCGAGCGGGGC